GACTTGGTCCCATACCTTGTGGCGAATGTGCGGTTCGCGGAGTTTCATAAAGGCCCATCTTTATAGGGACTATGAGATTTTGGGCGTGCCACTTGGAGGGTTGAACAAACCAGTTGTGACGGACATTGCCGACTCAACTCGGCGGAGCTTTGAACGTGCCTTCGGGGTTAGCCCTGAGGAGCAGAAGGCCATGGAGAGCGTCCTTTCCCGTGGCTTCCCTTCGCTTGGGAAGTGGGAACCTCAGGAGCCGGTGACCTTCTGGAATAGAGAGTTCCACCATTTGGGTTGGTGAGAGTCCGGAGCTGCAGGGGCTCGGATAGAGCCGGAGATGCGGGCACCGCATGAGTGACCCGGGGGGGCGTGTAGGACGCGCGTCGGGAGTGGACGAGCCACAGGGTTGCTAGGATGGAGAGGGCGCCAACCTTCTCTCATCTGAACCAACGAGGACGGGTGGCCGGTGTGAAGGCCGGGTCATTGCAGTGCGCTTTGACTCCGCTGGATCACAGTCCCGGGGCGTTAGCAATCACGCGGCGGGTGTCGGGTGGGGCGCCGAATTGGGCCCACTGCCCTAGTTGGATGTGTCAATGGTGTGGTACTAGGGGCTCATATAAGGGTTCCTGCGCAGCACCTCTTGCTTGACTACAGTGAAGGGGCGAGACGACCAGGCTTACGAAAGCACGCATGCGTCCACGCGGTTACAGATGTAATGACTGTAACATACGGGCAAGGCGATTGTAAGATCACCGTACGGTTGTCGCACCAATAAGTTCGACCATAGCTGGGAGTACATTGGATGTCTAGACTCGCACTGAGGCTTAAAACCGGACCCATCATAAAGCCGTAACGGATGGGTGGCTGAATCTGGTCCTACGCGAAACCAGTGGCATGTATTGGTAGCCCGGACTCAACGTCAGGTTAAGTGCAGGCGGGGTTCCTGGAGCGCAAACCAACCCTAGTGGGAGCGATCCCCTCCGAAGCAGTATCACTGTCCGAAGCATCTTGCTGGGTGTCTATGGGAGATTCATGCGTAGGCAGTCCCCTCGCGGCAAACAGCTTTACCCCTGGTTGAAGCTCTGGTGGAACCCGTTGAGACTGGCGTGACGGCCTCCGGGGTTTGATGGTTTTCCTGTTGTCCTGGGCTTGCATCCGACTACATGGATGTATTAGTGCGTATCCCCGTGTCGAAAAG